TAACGAAAGCATTAAATTTTATTTATAAAAAATATAATGCAAGAGTTTTTGAAGTTGATGCTGGAAAAGGTATCGTAAGTATAGATGATGGCAAAGAAGAAAAAGTAATAGATGAAGACGCAAATTCACTATATGACGAAGAATAAAATAAATAAAAAGTAAGGAGTTTATAATGGAAGAAGTAAAAGCAAACACAAGAATTAATGATGATGATATTAAATTGATTCAGGATCTTAGATTAAAGTTTCAAAATTTATCACTACAAATAGGTCAACTAGAGTTGCAACTAAACAATACACAAAAGCAAAAAGAAACTTTATTAAATGAATATGCTAATCTACAAAAAGAAGAGCGAAAAATAGCTGATTCATTCGTTCAAAAGTATGGTGAAGGGCAACTTAATCCAAACACCTGAGAATTTGAAAAAGTAAACAAATAAGTCTCTGAATTAAAAGAAATTAGACTCACTATTTAGTGAGTCTTTTTTTTATTATCTTCACATAAAATAAATTTTATAATTCAATAAAAAAATGTATTTACACTTTTCCAAAAGATATTTATATAAAAGAATATTACAATAATTATAAGAATATTCTTTTAAAAACAATTTAGGAGAAAAAGTAATGAAACAATACATTATTAAGAATAAGATAAAAGGAGAGAATTTATGGAAAGAGTAGTTAGTCCAGGTGTTTTTATTAATGAAAACGATTTATCGTATTTACCACCTGCGTTAAATGAAGCTCAAGGTATGATAATTGGTCCATTTTTAAAAGGTCCAGCATTTTACCCTACAACTTTAACAAGTAGAAATGAAGCTATAATGAAATTCGGACCTACATATGATAAATTTTATACACCATATGCAGTACAAGAATATTTAAAAAATGCAGGGAGCGTTCAAGTAGTTAGAGTTTTATGAGAAGAAGGATATACAGCAGATACAATTGAGATAGTATCAACAGCAGACGGAGTACTTTGCGTTTTAGCACCAACAAGTACTACTGATGGTAATTTGGGAGTAACTTGAAACGAATTTGGAACTGGTTCTACAGAACTTATGTTTACGGTATCTACATCATTGGCTGAAATTGATTATACAGCGTCACTTCATTCAGCAAATACAAATTATATTAAAGATTTATTTGGAACAAGTCCTTGAGGAAGTAAGGCTGTATATGTTCATTCAATATTTCCACAAGCAATTGGAACGGACGCAAAAACAGATATTGATGGCTCTGTTGTTAATGATGGATTACCATTTACTGGGGCTTCAGCATCTTATTCAGAAGCAAAATCACCTTATATTATTTCACAAGAAGTAAATAGCACTACAACAGATTTATTTAAGTTCCATACATTATCAGATGGAGATTATACAAACGGTGAAATCAAAATAAGTATTTTTGATGTTAAATCAGCGGCAGATATTGCAGGATCAGATTTTGGAACATTTGGTGTATTAGTTAGGAAACTTAGTGATACAGACAATTCTCAAAAAGTATTAGAAACATTTACAGAATGTAATCTTGACCCAACATCATTGAATTATGTTGCTAGAAAAATTGGTAATAGATATGGTAAATATGAGAGTGTGGGTGTGGGTGGTACATTGAAATTAGTAATGCATGGTGATTATGAACCAAAAAGCAATTATATTCGTGTGGAAATGACAAATGCAGTTGATATAGGTGGTGTTTCTAAAAACTTAGTACCATTTGGATTTGCAGCACCTGCTGTTCCTTTTAGTTCAAGCAATGACATACCAGCAATGGAATATGTCACAAGTTCATTAGAAAATGGAGCAGTAAACTCAAAAATCTACAAAGGTGTTGACCTTCATGGAACTTATGAAGAAGACAATCTACAATTTTTAAATGCAATTCCAGACTGATCACTTACAGGAAGTAATATTGATTTCAATTTGGAAGATACCTTTTCTGGTAGTGCAGGTGACATTCCAGTTACTTTGGATTCAGGTCTTAATTACAAACAATTTACAATTCCAATGCAAGGTGGTTTCGATGGAAAAAATCCTTCAAATAGACTTACAAGTGATGGCGATGATAATATAATGGGATTTGATATGAGTTCAACTACAAGTTCTGGAAGTGTATCGTATAAAAAAGCTCTTGATACTATAGCTAACAAAGATGAAGTCGTAATGAATTTACTTGTTACTCCTGGAATTAATTTGGAAAGCCATAACTGGATTTACACTTATGCAAAAAATATTTGTGAGGATAGAGGTGATACATTCTATATTATTGATACTGGATATGTAACTCAAGGCGTTACTACTGCCGTTGCCACAACAACTACTCTTGATAGTAGTTATGCAGGAACGTATTATCCTTGAGTAAAAATATCAGATACAAATACTAACAGATACGTTTGAGTTCCACCTTCTGTTATTATACCTGGAGTTATAGCATTTAATGATAAAATTGGATATGAATGATATGCACCAGCAGGACTTAATAGAGGTGGGTTAACATCTGTAGTAGAAGCAAAAACAAGATTAACACATTTAGAGAGAGATGATCTTTATGCAGCAAGAATTAATCCAATTGCATCATTCCCTAATGTTGGAACAGTTGTTTGAGGACAAAAAACATTACAGGCACTTCCAAGTGCAACTGATAGAATTAATGTTCGTAGATTATTAATTAAAATGAAAGAATATGTTAATTTCGTAAGTAAAAGATTAAACTTTCAAAATAATACTAGTTCAGAAAGACAAAAATGAGTAAATACAATAACACCATATATGGAAAGCATTCAACAAAAAAATGGACTTTATGCGTTTAAGGTCGTAATGGACGAAACAAATAATACTCCCGATTCCATAGACAGAAATGAAATGATTGGTGAAATATGAATTCAACCAAGTAGAGTTGCTGAATTTATTATCATAGATTTTAATATTACCAGAACAGGGGCGCAATTTGGTGTATAACTTACTTTAAATAAGTTAAATTTCCAAAAAGTTAAAGAGGAGTGTTTTCACTCCTCTTTTTTGTTACAATATCATTTCGTATTTTAGACTTCCACAATCTCAGATTCTATCATAGTCATTAAGTTGCATATTTTCTCATTCAGTCAAGTTTTGATTAAACTTATCTAGTTTTTCATTTAATACATTTTTTCTAAAATTAAATCTATAAAATCTTGTTAAATAATTTTTCTTATTTATATACCAATAGTTAGGAACTCCATCTGATACTTTTTTAAATCCTATTTTCTCATATAAATTGCCCTTACTTCATCTTCTGTCAGCATAAGTTATTATTTTATTAGGTTTATGATTTTTAGTAAAATATGATAATAATTTAGAGGCACCGCCGATAATTCTTTTATTAGTTACAAATCTAATTAATTCATAAGTATTATTTTCATTATTTTTATATCCGAGTGCAATTCTAGGTTTTCCGAATGTCATTACTCCAATAAGTTCATTTAAGTTAAAAATGCCTAATTTTATTTTACTTTTATCAGCACCTTGTAAGTGATATGTATTTAGAAAATTATTTTTACTTTTTATATCAATTTCTTTAATAATACAATTTCTTGCATAAATACTATTATTATTAATATTGAGAATGTGTTTTAATCTATTTTTCACTATTTCTTTTTTAAACATTCATTCATCTTCAAATATATGTATTAATTGTATTCCTAGATTTTCACATTCTATCGTTTTATTTAAATGATAATTTTTTGATTTATTACCAGATAATTCTGAATGCCAGTAATTACCATTTAATTCTATCGCTATTTTAAGTTTTGGAAAATAAAAATCTAATTCTTTTTTATTTAATATTGTTTTTTTATTTCTTTCGATTACATCATTTATATTCAATGAATTTAGATATAAAAATAATTCATCTTCAATTTTACTTTTCGTATAAGGAATATAATTACAAGTAGGACATAGTGGAATATTTCCATTTGCAAAATGACTAATATAATTTGTATTACATTTTTTACATTTAAAATTATACATTTTATAGTGAGAGATATTGTTGTTTGTATATTTTGTTCCATTATATTCAGATAGTAATATTATATTTAATTCATTTAAAATTGGTATAATATTAAGTAATTTTTTATCATGTCGTTTTGAAATTTGTACATCTGATCCTCAATATGTTTTGTTTTTATATTTTCTTTGTATTGTATCTGTTATTTTATTTCTAACTTCTTTATTTTTTAATGAAGTATTAACTCCATATTTTTTTATTAATCCTTTTTGTGAGGCTTTAAGTACACTATCTCGTTGTAGTCCAATACCATCATATTGTTCATTCATTGTTTTTTTAAATTTATCTCTATTATTATAGTTTTCATCATCATATCTTTCTTTTTTTGTTATTTTATTTTTATTAGAGTTGTTATAATTTTCATCATTATATTTTTCTTTTTTTGTTTCTTTTATTTTATCAATATTATTATAATTTTCATCATTGTATCTTTCTTTTTTTGTTTTTTTTGCAATTATTTGAAATTCTTTTGTTTTAAAAAAATGATCTACACCATATTTTTTTTGCATTGTTTTTCTATATGATTCTTTCATCTTTGCTTTATACTTGTCGGTTTGCATATTGACTTTTCTACATTCATTACTACAAAATCTTTTAGTAGATTTTTTATATACTTCGAAAATCTTTCCGCATATTTCACACGAAACTTGTTTTTTACTATGTTTTGTAATATACTTACTTCTACATTCTATAGAACAAAATTTCTTATTTTTAGTCTCTTTTCCACATTCTAAACATATTTGCATTTTTAAGAACTCCATCATTATTTCTGTCAGCGTGTGTTGCTGAGTACATATATAAGTATTATGTTCTTTTGTAATACGATGATTTATATTTCTAAATTATTATCGTAAAAAATTTATATTTTTAATATTTATAACTGTAAGAGTGATGCATTAGCATTACACAGAACAAAACATAAAGGAGAATGAATAATGGCAGATAATATACTTGATGTAAATGAAATGTTATTTGATAAGTTTGAACCAAAATTAAAGAATAGATTTATATTGGAAGTAGATGGGATTCCTTCATTTTTGATAAAAACAGCGGCAAGACCAGAAATAACAATAAATGAAGTTGAATTAGATCACATTAACATAAAGAAATACTCAGCAGGGAAGATTGAATATGGTACAGTTGACTTAACTTTGTATGACCCAATTTCACCATCTGGTGCACAAATAGTAATGAACTGAATTAGAGCACATCATGAGGCTGAAACTGGTAGAAGTGGTTATGGAGCAATGTATCAAAAGGATATAACTATAACTGAATTGGGACCAGTTGGAGATAAAATCAGTGCCTGAACATTAAAGAAAGCTTGAATTACAAGTGTTAACTTTGGAGACTTAGATTGATCAGCAGGAGAAGTACAAGAAATCTCAATTTCCTTAAGATACGATTATCCAGTAATGGAATACTAGTTGATATGTAATCAAACAATATTGTTAAAAAATAAGCTCTCATATATATGGGAGCTTTTGTTATAAAAAAATGTAGTTACATCTTTTGCGTCAATATATCATATATAGATAAATAAACATAAATAGAGGTTATATGAATAGTATGTTTAAAAAAGAAACTTTTACGATTTACGGAAATAAAATTATTATATCAAAAAGTAAATACAGAATAATTGGAACAACAGTTTCTAAGTTTAGTAGTGATTTTGGAGGCTGAGGTTGTGGCTATGTTATAGTTGAAGCAAATCATCCAGCCTTTGGGTTGGAATATCCGGAAAACATTAATGTTCATGGCGGAATTACATATAGTCAAGAACTAAAAAATGAAGAATTTAAAGGTATATATGTCAAACATGGTTGGGTCTTTGGATTTGATACAGGTCATCTTAATGATTCATTGCAAAATTGCTCAAAAAGATTTGTAATATCTGAGACATTAAGTCTTGCAAAACAAATGGAGAAATATGGTGAAATTTTATAAAAAAAATATGATTATAATATATATAAGAAATGAGTTATAAAACAAAAATAGGAGCAAGTTATGACAGAAAAGAAAGCGACATTTCAGACAGAAATTATTGAATTACCAAGTAATGGATGATTATACCCAGAAGGCAACCCATTACATTCAGGTACAGTGGAATTAAGATACCCAACAGCGACGGATGAAGATATATTAACATCAAAAAATTTAATACAAAAAGGTATTGTATTAGATAAATTTATTGAATCAATATTTATAGGAGATAAATCAGTATTGAGAGATATGCTTTTGGGCGATTATGATAAAGTATTAATGGCGGCAAGAATACTATCATATGGAGGTGAATATAATTCAAAAATTACTTGCCCAAATTGTGGCATAAGCAATAATTGTACAATTGATACAATGAAATGGTATCATAAAGAATTGAATGAAGAAAATTATATTAAAGGCAAAAATGAATTTACATTTACATTACCTATTAGCAGAAAAGAACTAACATTTAAGTTATTAACTGTTGAAGATGATAAAAATATCAATATAGAGTTAAAACGCAAGAAGAAAATTTTTGGTGCAGGCGGTGTAAGTCCAGAAATGACAAGTAGATATAAATATATGATTACTGCAATTGATGGTGATGATGATAAAAGAGCGATTTCGCTATTTATTGATAAAGATTTTTTACTAAAAGATACGACAGCATTTAAAAATAATTTATTAAAAATTGCTCCTAGCGTTATTACAAATTATGATTTTATTTGTAGGGAATGTGAGTATGACGATATAGTTGAGGTTTCGCTTGATGCGAACTTTTTTTGGCCTACCCAACATAAAGAATAATAGAGAATTAACAGAAGAAGAAACGAGAATAATTGTAAATTCTAAAAAAAATTTGTATAAAGAAATATGAGATTTAAGTTATTATAGTCAAGGTGCAATAAATTGAAAAACAATATATGAAATGCCGACTTGATTAAGACGACTAAATATAAAGTTTTTAAATGATGCTAGAAAAGAGGAAGGGAAAGCGAACAAACAATCTAACAAAAAAAGTCAAGTGATGAAATCACCTAATATACGTAAAAAATAATTAACAAGCCCAGTGAAAACTGGGTTTTTGTTTTTGAAAAAATATAATAATTTAATATTTATATATAAGAGATAAGCGAAAATATATCTAGGAGATTAATTATGGGAAAAGTTGAAGATTTTATAGGCAAATTTTTTGATAGTATTAAAAGAAATCAGTCAGATAAAGTAATTAAAAAAGTAAGAATAGATAACCCAGATTTGGCGGAAAAATTAGATAAAATAGACAAAGCAACAAATGAATTAAAAAACTATATTAATAACATGAATAAATCATAGGAAAAAATAAATGGCAGACGATATAACAGGAACTGATGAAATGCGAGACAATTTATTAGAAATTGAAGAGGCAGAAGAAAGAGCGTTAGAATTTCAATCTGGCATGAGAGGTTTGGCTTCTGAAATAAATAAAGAGATGCAAAAAAGAAATGATTTTATAAAAACTGGTATAGATTTGAGTATAAAAGGTATATTATTAGAACAAGCCAAAAAAGCGACCGCTCAGGGAATAAGTAAAGAACAACAACTTCAAGGCAAAAGTGCTAGAATTATATGAGATATGCAAAAAAGAATAACAGATGAAGTTGAATCAGGCTCAATAATGCTAAGAACACAAAATGATCTAACAAAAGAATATATTAATGAAATGGGAAGAAGTTGAGCAACATTAAATGATGAACAAAAAGGTTTAGCATTACAATATACTAAAGTAATGGCAATAGCAACAAAACAATATTCATCTATGTCTGAGACGCAATTGGAAATGATGAATGCAACAAATCAACAACTAGATGAAATGAATGGTAGATGAGGGGAAATAAAAAAACAAGTTCTCGGAGTTGTTGATGTCGCCAAAGGATTATGAAACAATCCAGTAATAGCTGGAGGCATCTTTGGATTTGAAGTATTTAAAAAATTAAAAGGTGTTACGGAAGCAATGCGAGGTATTCTTGATACAGGCATTAGTATCGAAAATGTAACTGGAAAATTAGGCTCTAATATGATAAGTGCAAGTCTTGCAAGCTTGCAATATGGTGCAAGTATGAAAGACGTTGCAGAAGCAACAGAGAGTATTATAAGTAGTATGGGTTCAATTGAACATGCCACAAAAGAGAATATCAAAGGTGCTGTCAAATTAATGAAATACTACGGTATGAGTTCTGATTCGGCTGCTGGAATAACAAAGCAATTTGATCAAATAGGTCGTATGACTGGGCAAACAAACGAACAATTACGAAAATCAGTAGCTGAAATGGCAAATCTAGGCAAAGTTGCTCCATCTCAAATATTTCAAGATTTAGCAGATAATTCGGAAGCCACTGCCAAATGATTAGACAAAAGTGGGAAGAACATGATGAGATTATCTATTGGTGCAAATCAATTAGGTTTATCTATGGGCGACGCATTATCAGTTACAGAAGGATTGTTAGATTTTAGTACTTCAATAGAAA